CGGGAGAATAGCGAAGTTCCCACCATTTATGGTGACGGCCTCAGCGGTCAGCCAATCAGTAACATAATCAAAGTTGCCCTGAACCTCATCAGCGTCAGCGTTGTTACCGTTTACCAGAGTATTGGGCACCACAGGGGTAGTCATGCCATCAACCTTTCATTCTCTTATCGCGCCACTTGATCGTGAACGCGTTCATTTCCCAAACATTGCCTTGAGGGGCAGTGAACTCAAACTGCAACGATCTACCCGTTGACCCGACCGAACCGCCACGCACAACGATGTCATACAGATCAGCGACCTCAGACCAGCTCATAGCTGCCCAAGTCTGACCGCCCCACAAGTACGTTCCGCCAGCGGACGCAGTGTTCAACTCCAACGTTTTGACCGTAGTGCTACCGTTCCAATCGGCCTTCACACCGACGAGCGTTCTTTGTTCGTAGCCGCCGCTTAGGACAAATTCGGGACGCCGCCACCGTTTCTCTCGGGACAGGTCGCCAGCATCCAGCCATGCCGTCTTGTAGACGGCTTTGGTAGTGAACGAGGCTGGGCCAGACGTGTAAACGTCTGTCCAAGTATCTTCAACGTCGACTTCTAGTAGAGATGATACGGCGGACCCTTCGGTGTACGCCAGTTCGGCGTACGGTTTGACTGTCCAACCATCGGTCGAGTATTCGATAGCGTGCCGTATGTGGTTTGTTGGAGCGCCCACCCCTGCCTTTGTGAACCCCGTGTAAGCGGTCCATGAACCGACCTGAGGGTCAAAGATGAATGATCTGCCCTCGTCGGTTAACCCGTTCCATCGGCAATTCACCCATAGCCGTCGACCCAACCATGCTAGCGTCGTCAATTCTGGGTTTTCAAGGTCGGCGGCTTCCAACGCTGGGTGTAAATTGGCGAACACCCATTGGATAGATGCCCCGTCGTAGGCGTATACGCCGTCGTCGCGGTCGAAGAAGAACGCTCCCTGTTCGTTCACCGCTACGGCGCGTTGCGATACTGCCCCGATGGTTCCTGCGATCTGAACCACTTGGAAAGTGTCAGCCGAGTATCCGAACACGGCATGCACACTATTTCTCTTGAATACCAGTAGTTGGTCGCGGAACGCTGCGATGGCGGTGATCTCGTCGCCGTCGTGTGAATCTATGTCGATCCAATCATTTTGACGCCAAGAACCAGCATCTCCCGTATGAGACCAACGAATCCGAGACGGGTGATCTACTGTTGATTCGGTCGTGTGTGCCGCCCACATCAGATCCTGATGTGTGGCAACGTAGCGACACATCGGGAAATGCGAGCCAGAAGGCACATCCAGATCGTCCTGATAAGTAGTCGTCGCAGGGTCCGTCATGGCCGACACTGACGAATCCGTCAGAGAGGAAACTCCTGACGGGTCGTACGATACGGTCGTTTCAGCGGTTGTCTGCCGACCACGGGTCCCGTATGTGATCCCTTCGTACGATGCCCAATGCATTTCGTCGGCGTTCCATGCAGTGTTGGAAGCCACAACGGCAGGATCAACTACCGACGCTGTGGTCGCCGTGTCAGATTCGGAGTTCATCACGAGCTGGACGGCGGTGCCGCCGCTCCAGTACCACAACGTGTCGTTGTCCTGCTGCCACAGCAGATGGGAGATCGTTTTGTCTTCGGCGAGTCCGAAGCCTTTAGATTGTCCCATCGCTGAGCGTTCTATCCACGCACGTCGGCGTTGCACGCCGCCTCGACGCGTCACGTCGACGTTTAGCATGTGGGGCGATTCGTTCGCCCCGAGCTTGAACGTGTCGGATATCAGATTTAGCCCACCAGTGAAATCGGAGTACGACTTCTTCTGTATGGTAGGGCCGCCGCCAGGTGGGGAGACGTTCGGCATCTAAATCTCGAAGTCGTAAGGTAGCCTGCCAGGCGTTTCCGCCGACCACAAACTGATTGGCCGACCGTTCATGACCATGTCTACGGGTGGAGGCTGGTCGAACATGTCTTCCAACTGGGTCAAGTGGACGTCCGCCATCTGGAGCCAGAAGATCGAAGTTTGGCCTTCGTCTTGCTGAGCGTAGGCTTTGCCCAAAGCGTACGCCAAGATCGCATCATCAAACATTTCAGGCAGGTCAGATTCGGTGCCCAAAGCAACCCAATTCGTTCCTTCACGGTACCCGAATATGTCCACAGCGATCGCAGCGTTCGGTTCAGGGTAGAACCTGATCGTGTCAGAATCCCTGGGCGACCAAACGTACGGTGAACCCGAAGCAGTTGAATCTCTAGCGACCTGGCCGTCGAAATCGGGCCGTGACAAGTACACGAACGAATTCCGATCGTCCGACCGCACGTCCCGCACATGTGCGATCGTGTAGCTGCTGGCATCGCCGACCTCTAACGTATCGTATGTGTAATCTCGGGTGCCAGACGTCAACGTCACGGTCCAAGTGTGCCCGTATGACGGCCATAGCCCTTGGTTCCATCGCTGGGCATACCGCATGCCCTGCGTCACGAAGAGATCCACAAGAGTGTCATTCAGGGTCAGTTCATCTAGGTCTATGACCGACCTGATGGTGTCCCTGTACTCTTGTAGGGTGAGCTTTGCCATCAGGTGCAGCTTTCACACGACTCTGGGTTCTCGACCCCACCCTCAAACGGGGTGTCATCGTTGAACATGTCGTCCATCGGGCCAGATGCGACCAGGCGGCGATCGTTCAACGGTTCGCCGTAAACGGCACCGCTGGGGACAGCCTCGGAAGGCCCATTGTCAATTCGGATACGACCAGACATAACGCCTCCTGCGGCTAGGGTAGGAGTGTGGGGGCGGGGGTGGTGGTCCCCCCGCCCCACCTTCCGCTATTAAGCGGTCTGGCCCGTAGCGACACCCTGGCGCTTGCGGTTGTTGACCGTCAGTTCACCGTAACAGAAGATCTGAGCGGTGCGCTGGTCGGCCGTGGTCGTCCGAATGAACGGCGACGGAGTGAACCACTTGTCCTTGTGGCCGATCAACTTCAGGTACTTCGTGTTAAGGAAGTACATGTGGTTGGCAGTGGTGTCCGCGTCGTACAGCACGGGAGCGCCCTTGAACAACAGATTCTGGAAGCCAGCGTCAGCGACCTGAGCAGACGAGTAGCGAAGTTGCGGCTGCAACAGCGACTCGTACTTCTCGTACAGTGCCTGAGTGGTCAGAACCATGTTCGGCTGGTCGTTACCGACCGAAACGGTGTTGTAAATGTTGGACATGGTCGCAGTGGTCAACACTTCCGACGTTGCATCCACAGTGGACTGCCAGAAAGCCTGGCTCCCACCCGTGGTAGCAATGTTGCCGACAGCGTTGGTGTTCTGCGCCACGAGATAGCCGAGACCGTTGAACCCGCCACTGGCGGGTGCGGTGGCGGTCGACAGGTGGAATGCGGTATTGAAGAACTCGGTGATCGACTCACGAGCTACCATGATCTTGCCCTCAAGCAGATCTAGGATGCGAGACGAACCAGCGTTCTTTGCTTCCTCGATGCCAGTGATCGAAATAGAAGCCGCAACGGTCTTCCAATCGTACTCGGCAGCCGAGAATTCGCCGCCGACATCGGCGGTCGGATCGAGCGGACCCGAACCAGTGTATGCTTCAACGGAAGCGTTGTTGGCCACGATGAGTGGTTCAACAATTTTGGCACCGCCGTCCTCCATGCGAATTTGACCATTCTGCATGAGGAAGAAGGTGAGTGGACGAGCAGCAAACACCGTATCCACGAACTTTGCACGATGCTTGTTCAGTGTGGTGGTGAGAATGTCGTCGAAGTTTGCGTTAACAGACATGACGCCCTTTCAAGACGTTGAGGTTGGTTTTAATAGCTTGTGACAGCCGACTCGAAAGAGATGTCTCGGAAATCGGCAACGCCCGCTTCGGACATTGCTTCTGCCAAGGCTTCTCGTATATCAAGCATGCCATCGCCCCCAGCGGACTTTGCCGCTGGAGATTCCCCCGCACTTCCTGTAGCAGACGAAATCGCCTGGCCCGCAGCCCTCTTGGCATCCACAACTCCTGCATCGGCGGACTGTTTCGCTGCCAGAGCAGTTACTAGATCCTCGTGATACAGCAGCGTCGCTGCCTGATCTAAGTTTCCAATGTTGTTTTCGCGTGCGTATCTCGCAAGCATCCCATTATCGACTTCGATCCCGCTCTCGGCAAACTTGGCTCCCACGTCAGCGAGTTCCGATTCTACGGAGTTTCTCACTTGCGTGCCAGCAACTTTGCCAACTTGAGATTGGAGACTTTCTACTGCGGCGAGCAGCTTCGTGATTCGTGGATCTTCCGCTGGAGCCTGAGAGGCTCCTGTAGACCAGTCGTCATCGTCCCAATCGTCGCTGTGACGGTTCGGCGCTTCGGCAACTGGCGGAGTCACGAGATCAACACCCAATGTATTAGCCAGCGAGATCAGGGTCCCTTGCGGATTCTGTTCTAACTGATTCATCAGGTTCGATGCTGTCTCGACTTCTTTGCGTTGAATAGCTAGATCCTGCGTTTTGCGGGTATAGTCCGCTTGACGCATCCAGCCCTCACCCAACTCCTTCTGCGTTCCGACCTTTGTCCCATCAGGGAGATTGAAACTGCCATCGTCGTTGAATGTGAACGCTGCGACCTCCGTCGCCTCGTTCGGGTTGTCCTCGCTCATGAGGTTCCCATCTTGTTAGGGCAGTCCCCGAAGGATTGCTGCCTGCTTCCTATAGACTAGGCTGACCGCCAACGGCCCATCAGGGGCCGTCGATTGCCCGCTGCCCCAAATCGGCCCTGTTGGCTGGCGTCGGCTGCGGAGCGTCTAAGCCGATTCCGTTGCCAGGGGCCGCCATCGCCCCTTGCGCTGATGGCCCTTCAGGTTGGGCGGCGGCAAGGTTGGCTTGCGATTCGGCCTGCTTCATTTGCTGGAGCTGCTCGAATGCTTGAGGAGTCATGAATTGTGAAGCGTTGCGGACATTGAATGCTTCTCGCATCACATGTTCGGCTAGTTTGAGCGGGTCAATAACCTGCATCTCTAGGAATGGCAGCATCGTTTGCATCAGGGCGATGCCTTGCTGCCGACGGAACGTCTCGTTCTGTGGTTCGGTGGAACCCGCCTCGACAGCGAAATCGAATTCGCCAGAGATGTCGTCGCGTTCATATGGCATGAACAGAACCGAGTTCTCTTTGCCAGCGATCCGAACGTACTGCTCGCCAGTCAGGAACTGTTGCCCTAGCTGCTGCAATTTGCGGGAGATCTCTGAGATGAACTGTTCAACTGAGGCCAGCTTCGACTTTGATCGGGCGTTCTGTGCGTCCTGAATCAGCGATGCTTCGGTTGCCGTTTGGGTAGAACCAGCGCCTGTGCCTCGCGCGAATTCGGACACCCCAGATACTTCGTTCACGTCCATCTGGACCTGAGCCGACCAGTCAAATAGCTTGGAATCGAGCGTGTTGATTGGGACGGGGCGGACCACATCGCCGAGGTCGATATTGTCATCTTTGACTGGGATGATCTGCCCGTCGCGTCGCGATGTCAACTTCGATATGTCGGCTGCGTCGATAGCGCCATCTCGGACCAGATACTTCGACGCATACTTGGTGCGCCATTGCATCATCTGTGAACGGGTCAGTGAGATCTCCAGAACGAAATCTTCGATCTCTTCAAGGTCGCCCTTGGGGTAGAATTCGTCAGGGACAGCGTAGTTGCCGAGCATCTGGAACGGGTGACCGTAAGCGTACGGGATGGCTCTGGGGGCCAGCAAGAATTTGTCGCTGCCTTCGACAAATGTCGACATCTCTTTCTTCGTGACATCGTAGAATTCCCATACGACAACCCATTCGGAGCTTTCGTATCGGTTTTCGGCGTCGAGGATAGCGCCTGAACCGTCGACTTCGACGAACCCTGGTGCAGCTTCTTTGCGTGCCGTCGGCGAATAGCGGCGGTCATCTTCCAGTTCGTCTTTGCGTGTCAGGATTCGTTGGGCGATCCAACGAATATCTGCCATGCCTTTGGCTTCAGGGTTGACGTAAATGTCGTGAGGTGAGATTCTGGTTACGAACGGGCGATCTTCGACCGTTACAGACTTTGTTTTCTCTAGCGACTCGAAGACGTCTTCTCCAGTGGGGAGATCTTTA